CGATGGGCGTACAAAATGGTAAATGGTATTGGGAATGTAAAATAGGTCAAAGAGAAAATACCATGTGGGGAATACAAACCGATGGTGAAGATAACATTGGTTCAGGTAATGCACAAGATAACAAATCTACTCATGTTTTATATAGTGGATTTGGTTCAGGTGGTTATTTGATTACTACTCAAAATGGCACGATAGCTGCTGATACATCAAACTATTCAGCAGTTTGGAGTTCAGGAGATATAGCTGGAATAGCATTAGACATGGATAATAATCAAATAACTTACTATAGAAACGGAAGTGGATTAGGTTCTGCTTTTACTGCAATTACGATACACGATAACGCTGATAAAGTTAATTTTCCATTTATAGCAACATACAGAGAATATATAAAAATTAATTTTGGTGGCTACAGTGATTGGGAAAGTGGTGGTAATTCTGATGCTAACGGATACGGAAGTTTCCAATACTCAGTTCCAAGTGGTTACTATGCCTTATGCACTAAAAACTTAGCGGAGTACGGATAGTGGCTTATACAAATATAGACGATCCTTCAGCACATTTTCAGACTAAATTATACACAGGTACAGGTGCATCACATTCTGTTACCTTTGATGGTAACAGCAATATGCAACCTGATTTGGTATGGAATAAAAGAAGAAATGCTGCTTACTATCATAGATTATGGGATTCAAACAGGGGTGTTACAAAGTATTTAGCATCTAACGATTCAATCGCAGAGGCTACTTTTGGATATGTTTCTTCTTTTGATACTGATGGTGTTACTTTTGGAAGCAGTGATCAATCCGTGAATACAAGTGGTGGTACTTATGTTTTGTGGAATTGGAAATGTAATGGTGGAACAACTAGTTCTAATACTGATGGATCAATAACTTCAACAGTACAAGCCAATACCGATGCAGGATTTAGTATTGTTACTTACACTGGTAATGGTGGTGCTGCAACTTTAGGACATGGGCTTGGTGTAAAACCTAATTGGATTATTGTTAAGTCAAGGTCTAATGCTTTAGACTGGGAAGTTTATCATTCATCTTTAGGAGCTACACGAAGAATAAGATTAAATACTACTGGTGCTGACTCTGACCAAGGTGATTTAATGTGGAATGACACAGAGCCAACAACCTCAGTTTTTAGTATAGGTAATAATGATAATGTTGGTGGAAGTGGTAAAACTTATATAGCCTACTGCTTCGCAGAAAAACAAGGCTACAGCAAGTTTGGAAAATATTTTGGTAATGGAAGTTCAGATGGCCCTTTTGTTTATACGGGTTTTAAACCTCGTTGGATTATACAAAAAAACGCATCAACAGCCGCAACCAGTTGGTTTATTTATGATTCAGTAAGAGATACTGGAAATCCATTATCAGCAAGATTAGCAGCAAATGCCGCCGATGCAGAAACAAGCGCAACTTATTCACCTTTTGATTTTTGTAGCAATGGTTTTAAATTAAGAGATGGAACTGATATTTGGAACGAAAGCGGTAGTACACACATCTACATGGCATTTGCAGAAAATCCATTTGTAACATCAACAGGGATACCAACAACAGCAAGATAATATATAATAGGAATTAATTATGTGGGCATTAGTAGAAAACAACGAAGTAAGCAAGGTCTTTCCAAGACCTAAAGCTATCACTATTGGGGATGTAAACTATCCTTCCAATATCTTTAGCGTATGGTCAAGCGATGATCTTGAGGGCATTGGTATATATGAGGTGGTTATTGATAACACTAATTATAAAAACCCTGAATATTATATTAATACCAATCAATCATTCACTTTTGCAGACGATACAGTTACCGCTTCTTATGGGACTGCAACTGCAAAACCATTAGATGATTGGTCAGAAGAAATTGATGGTGTTACCCACAATCACCAAGGCCTAAAAACATTACATAAAGAAGTTATAGATAGCCAGGCTTACTCATTATTAGAACCAAACGATTGGTTGGTTGTAAGAAATCAAGAAGCAGGTACAGCGATACCTTCAGATTGGTCAACTTTCAGAACTAATGTTAGGTCAACAGCCACAACCATGAAGGGTTTAATTGATGGTGTAAGCGATGTTGATGGGTTAGAAGCACTTTATGTTTACGATCCTGAAACAGGCACAAGACCATTAGGAGAATGGCCTACAGCTCCATCTTCTTAATGACACATAAACCAAGCTCTTATACAATAAGGCTATGGCATTATTTCCAATAACACCCCCAGCAGGGATCGTAAAAAACGGAACTGACTACGCAAACAAAGGTCGTTGGGTAGATGGTGATTTAGTTCGTTTTGAGAATGGCTACCTAAAACCTATCGGTGGTTGGGATAAATTAAGAGATTCAGCACTTACAGGCGGAGTTATTGGTCTATTTGCATATAAAGACAACACAGGTGAAAACATCCTTGCAGTTGGCACACGACAAAAGGTTTATGTTTTATATAACAATACTTGGACAGATATAACACCCGTAGGTTTTGTAAACGATGCAAGCGATGATCCTCTAGGCTATGGTGCTTACACTTATGGCTCTGAAGATTATGGTGATGCAAGAAGTCAATCAGGCTTAGTTTTACAAGCAGGTTATTTTTCTTTTGATAACTGGGGTGAGGATTTAGTCTTTACCTTTTCTAAAGATGGCAAAATCTACAAATGGCGACCAAACTCAGGCGGTACAGCCGATACCATTGCAACTGTAGTTACCAACGCACCTACAGGCAATTTATCAACACTGGTAACCAATGAAAGGCATTTAGTAGCCATAGGTTCAGCAAGTGATCCAAGAAAGATTGCATGGTCAACTAGAGAAGATCGTAATACTTGGACATCTAAAGCAACCAATACCGCAGGTGATTTAATTATCCCTACAGGTGGACGAGCCTTATTTGCTGTTAAGTTTAGATCCGATGTCATAATTTTTAGTGATACAGGAATTAACAGAATGTATTATTCTGGCTCACCTTTTGTTTATGGTATTGCTGATGCAGGTCAAAACTGTAAATCCATAAGCCCAAAAGCTGTCGTATCTACAGGCAACTTTTTAGCATGGATGGGTGAAAACTCATTCTTTGTTTATGATGGTGTGGTTAGAGAAATTAAATGCGATGTGCATGATTATGTCTTTGATAACATAAATGTGCCAGGTAGAGCAGCATCATGGGGTGGACATAATTCTAACTTTAATGAGATATGGTGGGGATTCCCTGTAGGCGATTCGCAATATTCATCAAACAAATATGTGATATGGAACTATGTTGATAATGTATGGTCGATAGGTTCTATGGATCGTGGTGCATGGATTGACCAAGGTGCATTTACTTATCCAATCGCAGGTGATTCTAGTGGTTTTGTTTACGAACATGAATCAACATCTTTAGATAATTCACCTAGCATTAATTCTCAAGTACCTTTCTGTCAAACAGGGCCAATACAAATTGGCAATGGTGATAGATATGTGCAATGTAATCAGATCATTCCAGACGAAGAAGCAAACTCTTTACCTGGTGTAACCCTTAGTTTCAAAGGTAAATTTACTCCTTTAGGCCCTGAAACGGACTTTGGTAGCTTTACTTTTGAAAATGATGGTTATACCGATGCTAGATTTACTGCTAGACAAGTACAAATGACAGTCACAGGCGGTAAAACTCAAGACTTTCAAGTTGGTAATATACGCTTAGATATTAAGAATAGAGGCAAAAGATAATGGATTTATCCTCACAACGACAGTACATACAAAGGGCTGTCAATGCTAAATTAGATGTAAGCGGTACTGCATCATTAGAAACTATTTACACAGCACCCACAGGCGGTGATTTTGATTTTGCAATCGTAGAATCTTTATTGGTAGGTGACGATGGCAACCAACAAACTAATGTAGATATTGTAATAACTTCAGGTGCTACCAATCATTATCTTTGGAAAAACCACAATATTACTGCATACCAAACACAAGAGATGTTGTCTAAGAGTTTAATTCTTACAGCAGGTGAAATACTTAAAATACAAGTAAACCATGCAAACATTAATGTAACAGCGAGTATCGTTGAATATGGAAAAGGCGACTAATATTGTTGAGTTTCCCAAGAAAGATGCTTGGGAGATTGAATGGAATCGCTGTAAACATTGGATTGCGAAGGCTATCAAACACCAAGATTCCTATACATTAGACGATATTGAAGATAAAATAAGGCATGGATTATTCCATTTGTGGCCTGCAGAGAGATCTGCAATGGTTACAGAATTTGTAGTATTCCCACAGAATACAGCATTAAACTTGTTGTTTTGTGGTGGAGATTACAAAGAATTAGAAGAAATGTTGCCATCTATAGAGGCATTTGCAAAAGCCGCAGGATGTAAAAGATTATATGGCGGTGGTCGAAAAGGATGGTTAAGAAAACTAAAACATTTAGGCTTTGAGCCAGAATATATGATAAGAAAAGACTTATGAGTAAAGGCAAAACTACAACAACAGCAGAGATTCCAGCATACATACAACAACAGCAACAAGAAGTTTTTGAGGCTGGTAGAGGTTTGGCTGGTCAACCTTTCGTGCCATATACAGGCCCAAGGGTTGCAGGTTTTACACCTGATCAATTAAGACAATTTGAGGCAACTCGTCAATTAACAGAAGAGGCTTTAGGTTATCAACCTTTGGCTGGTATTGCTGAACTTGCAGAAGCTCCAACACCAAGCCTTTTAGGTGCTGACATTGCAGCCTATCAATCTCCATTTCAAAGACAAGTTACTGATATTGCTTTAGGCGATATTCGTAGAGAAGCAGAGTTAGCAAGACAAGCTGCTCAAGAAAGAGCTATAGGCGCAGGTGCTTTTGGTGGTTCACGATCAGCTATTTTAGAAGCTGAAGCAACAAGACCTTATGCAGAGCAAGCAGCTAGAACTGCTGCTGCTTTAGGACAAGCAGGATTTGAGCAAGCACAAAGAGCAGCCGAATCTGATATTGCCAGACAGATGAGAGGTAGAGAATTTCAAGCTGGTTTACTAGGCGGTATTCAGCAACAACAACTAGGCAGACTTGGTGCTTTAGGTCAAATTGGCGAACAACAAAGATTGCTACAACAACAAGCACTTGAAGTTCCTTATCAAGAGTTCCAAAGAGCATTGGCTTATGGCCCTCAACAGTTTGGTTTATTACAAGCTGGTG